TTTCTAAACTTTCCTTCTGCTACAGGAAAGTTCCTTGCCCATATTTCCCAACCACGAACTACATCAAAACCATCTTCTACTTCGTCACCCTCATCATACTGTGGAGCATCTGCATATCTACTTGGCTCAATCTGATCTGTATTTTTATAACCTGGATTAGCTTGTACTTCTGCTAATGGAAGCTCCCAACCAAAAGCAATCCAACGTGCGTCATTCGGACCTTCAGTAGCAAAAGGATCAGTTAAAAACATATCAGGACGCCATCTTACTGCATATGGAGCGCCTCTACGAATATTAGTGTTTGCACTAGGTTCTGAACGATCTAAGTATTGCTGGTGTAATTTTATGTGGTTGTTTAAAACTGTTAATAAAGGAGCGTTCTTGCCTTTTCTGCCTTGTGCTTTAAGTGTTTTACGTAACTCTTTGTGCGCTTCCAAATGAAAGACATGATCGTCATCAGGCCCCACTCGTAATGGTTGCCCAATAACCAAGAGAGAGTTTTCTTCTTCTGGATTTTCATCGTTATCTAATGCCCCTTCTAACTCGGCAACTAATTCTTGTTGTAATTCTTTCTCATCTAACGTGTAACCTATCTTAGCTACACCATAAGGATTAAGAAAAGCGTCAAGAACTATCCGTTCATCCACACGTAATTGATTAGTTTCTCTGTAACGATAATTAATAACTTTTTCAGCCGCTTGTGCATAGCTTAAACTTTGCGGATCGTCTTCATCCAACCTCTCAGCCGCTGCTCTGTTTTGAGGATGAATCCTAAACATCGGAGCACGATCAAGCATATTAGCGATAGACTGATCGATCCAACCAAAGATAAGTCCGCTTTTAGTTCTTCTAATGTGATCTTCATCATAATCGTCACCTTCAGTTGCTTCACGGTCTGTTGAAGCTTCTCCATAATATTGTTTTTGTAGTACTTCACAAGCCTCAAACATAGGTCTTGCTTTTTGTTGACTGTAGGCAATCTGATTTTGCCAGTATGCTACTCTTTCATCTTCTGTCTCAGGATACATTTGTTACCTGTTCTGAGTCCCAATCTTCATCTAAAGGACTCTTTTCGGGGAAAGGAAGTACTATAGCCCCTCTATTCCATGATCGTCCACGCCTTCTGTCGCTGTTCATATTACGATAATCATCAAAGGTTAAAGATTCAACCTCTAAATTAAAAGCTCCTTCATCTACAGGATCTAAACCTTTAGCAACAAGCAAGTCATCTAGTTTCATTCCGATAAGAGCAAAAGCATCTACTTGGTCATCGTTCTTACCATTAGGAAACTTTGTCAACTCATACTGAAAATCTGCAAGCCAGGGAGCAAATGAGGGTGCGTGAACGTAACCCATCTGCATAGCTCCAGCAATAGATCCTGCACGTTGTGGAGAATCCTTACGACCTTTGCCTATAACTGACACATCAACACAGGATGTCCAAGCTCCCGCTTCTTTACGTGCTTTTGTGAGTATCGGGCCTATGGCTTTCTGCATATGCACTTTCTCAAAGAACCATTGTAGAGGTTCATACTCAAGCATCATATCTACACACTGTGAAACCCCACCAAGAATATCTACTTGTTTACGATACAAGTCAATTATCCAAATATGCCCACGAGAGCAAACACCAAAAACCATGTGGACTGTATAATCTCCACTACCTTCTGTTAGAGCAAAATCACTTGCTCCATAAAGTGTTATATTCTCTGGCAACTCATTTCTAGAATAAACTCTTAAGTCGTCAGGTTTGAATAAACCACCCTCATCTGAAAATGGCTTCTGCTGATGTACAGCCATAAAGATGTTAGGGTTCCTTTTACGTAACTGCTCTAACTCATCTTTTGTTCTTCTGTTAGGGCCATCAGGAAGAAGTGGTGTACCTTCCTCACGACCAAGAGGATCATCACTTTCTGCTAAAGACGGAACTTTAACAATGTCCCATTCTTCTTCGCTCTCCTCATGAAGCTTTTCTATCCTACCACCTAAGTCGTCATCATGCCACCGTTGCATTATAAGAATAACACTTCCCGGCCCATCCTTATATGAGCGTAGACGATTCAAGAGAACACCTGCATACCAGTCCCAAACCATCCTTCTCTGATTGTCACTGAGTGCACTTTCGTAACTCTTAAAAGGGTCATCAATCACAGCGATGTGACCGTGAAATCCTATAAGTCCACCACCTACACCTTCCGCTTTATATTCACCACCTTGATTCGTTTTCCATTCTGCCATAGCCGTAGCATCACTGGCTAAATTAACATCGGGGAAGAGCAGTGCGTATTTAGGATGCTGTAAGAAGTTACGTACATTCCTACCGAAACTTTTTGCAAGAGCTTCATCATAAGAAGTCTCAATGAACTCGTGCGTAGGGTTACGCCCAAAAAACCAACTAGGAAAAAATTCACTGGAGAGGCGGGACTTACCAATGGCCGGTGGCACAAATATAGCAAGACGCCTTAATCTACCGGCCTCCACGTCCTCAAGTTTACGAGCTATTAGTCGATGTATATCGAATGGCTCATAACTGGGATCCATAAACTTACAGTAGTCTATTAACGAATTCTTCGCAGATTGTCTACGTGCAAGTTCTTCAGCAGCATCTTTAACGGTAAGTTCCGCTTTCTCCCCAAAAGACTCACTCATCGTTAGAGGTGCTTTCTGGCGGAGCCGCCTCTGATAACGCTTCCATAACTAATTTTTGACTTTCTGGACTGATGTCACTAAACTCCGCTTCTATGGCCTCTGGCCGTGATGCAGCTTGATTAAGAGCTGCGATTAGTTGATCTGTACTTGCTTCATCTATAGAGTGTACTTGCTGACTCTCGATCTCTTTACGTTCTGTGTAACCTCTGTCTTTACCGAGTGTCTGTAAGACTTTCCAACTATATGCAAGATTACCATCTTCTACTGCCTCAAACACATTGTCTTCAGCTGTATCTACTACCTTTTCTCTTGCCTCATTAAAGAGGTCACGGAGTCTCGGGTTCCTTGCAATATGATGACGAACAGCAGCTCCGCTACCGAGGCCAACGCGCTGAGCCACTTTGGACAATATGCCCTTGCAGTCTATAATCGCTTCTGCTATGTCTGACTCTCTGGCACGTTCCTGTTCACGGACTGCTGTCTTAACTTCTACATCTTGCTTGGCTCTTGCAGTAATGGCAGGAGCGCTACAACCGATAACTCCAGCTGCTTGTTCTAATGTTCTGGTTCCCGTAAGAGCATTTATAATAATAGAACTATCTATCTCTCTACGTCTACCTTGTCTACCTGCTGGCATATTCTCAACCTTTAGGGTGCGGAGGAAGTTCACAGGTCAAGCTACGTGCAGGGCTGGATGTTGGGCGTAACTCAATCTGGCTCTCCCTCCGGCCCGTTTCTTCGAGAACTTTAGCTGTCTCCGCAATAGCCGCAGATGTCTCCGTTCCGAGAAGATTACTAACACCTCCCGAACGAACCTCTGCATGAGCTTGCCAAAGCCTCCGTATACTATTAGCCCTGCATTTATGAATAACCATATAAAGAAGATAGCATCTAAAGACATAGTTGTCAAAACATTTCTTTAGGCAAATGATGGATCTTTTCTATCCACTTATAACTTTTGAAAAATAGGTGGGAATTTCAGAGGTAGCGAGAATATAAGGCGGGAGGCTCAATCTGGGATGCCATTTTGAGTACTCATTATTTTTGTCGTACTTTTTTATATTTCGATTAGTATCTTTTTTTCTCGTACTCAAAAAATCTCCGGGTACTAATGCCAACAATTATTCTTTCCGGGTATTTTTCGTACTGCGGCAATTTTGCCGGTACTAGGAAAGATTACACAAAAAAAATTATTTTTTCTGTACCTATTGACAACACATTCTCAGTACTTATATTTCCCTGTGTGATCTTTGAAAATCGAATATGTGATCTAGTTCGGAATAGGAAATAATAAGATGCCTATAACGAACGAAGAGATTTTAAACGAATGGTATCCAGAGGGTACTATGCGTATAGAATCCAAAGTAGATAACAACGAATGCATTACAATAATTGATGTTGATCAAGTACCTATTGACATGATCAAGGAAGATTATGAAGACAAGGTACGCAGAAGATTAGCAACTAAATATCGTGCATTTAAAGAATTGTCTACAAAGAATCCAGACCAATATAAAAAATATATTGATGCTACTAATAGAGAGGGTACTTTTATATTGTCTGATCTTTATGAAAGACAAACTAGACAAAAGAAAACAGGTATAGAAAAAGCAAAATCTCTAGTTGAGGGTATGTCTAACGAAGAGAAAGAAAGATTTTTAGCAGAAATTTTAAATCAATAATTTACTAAACATTTAATGGAACTAGTTCACATATTCGATCAAAGGAAATAGACATTGGCAAATAGCTAGTGTCTATTTTTTTGTCTACTCTGTTACAAAATGTAACACAGATATAAAAAAATTTTTAGCTAAATAACAATATACAGCAAGGATTACATAGCTTTTTTAAAAATATATAGCAAGGATTACATAAAACTATGTATAGAATAGACTATTGCTACCCTATGTCACGACCTTTCTTGAATGTGTGCAACAGAGTTATTAAAAAAAAAAAAAAAAAAAAAAAAAAAAAAAAAAAAAA